GATGTACCTACAGAATAAACTTCACCTTCTACCAAATACTCTTCATCATTCGTTTGTATTCTTTGCATTGTCTATCTCTCTTTGTAGTTTGTTTAATGAACCTTTGTAGTTTGCTTTGTTCAATTGTCCATCGTTAATTAGTTTATGTATAGATGCCATTCTATCATCTCCAAGTTCTGAAGCAAGAACAAGTATATCATTCTTTTCTTCATCTGACAGTTCCATATCCTCTATCTGATTTCTATAAACATCATCTGCAATATTCATATACATATTAAATGCTTTCTTTATTGCATCTGTGTTAGCAGCTTTAACATCATTACCAATGTCTACAAACTCTCCAGTTCCTCTTTTTGTTTGTATTCTATGAGCTGCTACCATATCTCCTGTACGCCAGATACCTTCGTCATACCACTTCAATCTACCATGAACAACATAAGCTGCGCTACCAAGATTCTCGGTTCGAACAATTTCCCAAGACCAACCTGGCCATTCTTTATCAGCAACCTCTCTCATATACGAATACTCTACATAATCCATACCTTGTTTCTGTTTTATGTATGGTTTAGGAGTTTTCATAAATGAAACTTTCTTATGTTTAATTGTAATAGACTTTCTTATTTCATCAGTTGTTGATAACATTGATTCATCAACTATGATAGGTGTGTTGTTTTCCATTGCGTTTCCTTTGTTATTTCTTTTTAGATAATGTACTTGGACATATGCTTTCAAATTGACAGTAACTACATTCCCAATCTTGCATAGGAACTCCGTATGTAATCATAGGTTCTAGTTCTGTTTCAAAAGCTTTTCCTAAGTCTTCTTTTATTTCATATACTTCTTCCCAATACTCAAGAGCTCTGTCTATATACTGTGGGTCAACTTGTTGTTGTCTCATTTGAG